AGAACATCTTCGGAAACAAAGTCATAAGTGATAGTATTGGGCGTAAAAGTGTTTTTACCACCATAACCAATAAAATCACACTGATGAATCCCTTCCACCCACGGCAATGTCTCAAGACAGGTATGTAAGATTGCAGCAACTTTTTCGTTGTTGCTGTGATTCTTCTCGATGTCAGCATGAGTGTAATTGACCTTCACTTTGACTTTGTTGAATACACTTTTTGTACCCACAAACTTCTTACCAGTCTCAGGACATGTGCCGAATACAATAGCAGGAGCACCATCATACTTAACGGAGAGATTGTTGTTTCTTTCCCGCAGAAAGTTGATGACATTCTGAGCAGCATCTTTGCCACTCAGGATGATGTCTTCGGGATGCTCTAGATGAGTGTTCTTCATACTATAGTGACAATTTCAAGGCCCCCATGAAACTATTTCTTGGACCTGAGTTCTTGTTCCTCTCGTGGATAAATCACCCGAAAGTAATAAACCATCAGGGATAAGATGACTGCAACCAGTGCAACGTAGATTGTTATACCAAGTCCAATACTCATTCTACTTTACAATCAGGATGCCAAACCTTAAGAGAAGCACAATACTCCTCTTTGGGATTGTAATCAATTCGATTACTCGGAGGACGCTTCAGGTTCTCTATTGCTTGTTGCCGATAGTATGCTTTATACATTGCATCATCTCGTTGGATTAAAAATACATTCCAACCCAGAATTGCAATGAAACCAAGAGCAAAAGTGATGACATACTTGCGGTTCATTTTGTAGAGACTTTAATTTTACCAGTAATCAAATCAGCAAGAATAATAATAAGAAGATTTTGCCAAATTGTCAATGAGACACTAAACCAAGATAGAATGACACCAAGAATCCACGCTTTAAGAAAAAGTCCTGCTACAGCAAGAACAATAACACCAAAAGCGGCACCAAGAGCAGTAGAAGTTTTCATAGGTCAAACATAAGAAGCATCGTATCACAAAGTAGGGACACTTTCAAGGCCCCCATTAAGTATAATTGATTTTATTTTGATTTGGTGTAGGAGTTAAGTTTGGGAGTTCAGATTTTCCTTGCACTTCTGGGGTATTTAAAAATTCTATCCATCCTGTTGCCACATATTTTTCTCCAGATAAAGGAGGATTTCCTCTATGTGTATGTGTAAAGTAAGCTGGAAAAAGAATAAAAGTTCCTGTTCTTGGTTTAATTCTCATTGATTGATATAAAAATTCAGTCTCTCCACCTGCTTCAACATCATTTAAATATAAAATCCAAGATAAAACTCTATTTTTATTATCAAAACTTCCTTGATATTCACAATGCCAAAGGTGATAACCTTCTGTTGGCAAAGTTTTTTGTAATTTTACATGTTTTGATCTATGACGATAAAGGTTTTGTAGAATTGAATAGTTATTATTATATAAAGGATATATGAAATTATAAAATCTTTCATGATAAGATAATATAAACTCATCCGTACATTCAAATTCAGAAAGAAAATAAGTTGATCCATCATTTTTCATCAATCCATTAGATTCTCTCTCATAAGTATAACCAAGTTTATCAAGGCGTTCATACATTTTTATTGTTTCTTCACACTCTTCTTTTGTAAAGGCGTTCTCATATATTCCTATAAAGTCTTTGAACTCATATTTCAAATCAGATGGATTAAATTGTGACATAATATTGATTTAATTTATTACCAAGTTACATATTTGTGCTTGAGTTCGGATTCTTTCTTCTTACCAGTTGATTTAAGAACCAAATCTCTCAACCTTCTTTCACCTTTCTTAGTAATTCTAGACCTTTCTGCTCTACTCATACCAACCACAGGTCTCTTAGGTTGATCGGCAGGTCTTTTATCTACTTCTGGTTTCTTCTTTGAGATTAGTTGAGTTCCTGCCTTTTCCAATTCTTTTGATGTTGGTTTTGCTGTTGTCACACTTTTTTTAGCAGCAATTCTAGCAAGTGCTGCTTTCTTTCTTTCTGCTTTTGCTGCTGCAGCTGCTCTTGCTTTTACATCAGCAGATCCACGATCTTGTGTTGGTTGTTGAGACCGCGAACTTGATTGATTTCCAATGTCTTTGCGTGGTTTGTATGAAGTTGGTTGCCTTGTTTCACCTGCTTTTGCCTGCTTCATTCTACGCATTTCAGGTGCAGTTTTCTTGCGTTCTGGGGCAACTCTACCACCTGCACCAGTAGTTTTAACTGATGCTGAACGCATTAAATCTGCATCATATGCTTCGGAAACAAATTGGTGAAAGGTCTTCATCTGTGTTGTTTTTTAGTTATTTATGAAAGTAACAGTCCTTTCATACATCCATAAAAGCACGAAGAGAGGGGGCTTCGCAACCCCCTCTGTGACACTATTTCAACTGGCACATATCAACTTCGCAATTCATTCACTCGTGCTCGGCGAAGAAGAAGAAGTTCATCATAACGTTTTTGTTGTTGAGAAGTGAGAAGAAAATCTTGCTTCCTCCATTCATCACGGAGTTCACGGATTTCAGACAGAACTTGAGCAGATTTCATTTGTTTCAGGAAAGAGCAGGAACTTTAGGGGAGATTTGGACTTGTTTCACGATATCGGGATGAGTGTCACCATGCAAATCATAGCACACCCATTCACCATCAGTGAAAAGATAGGCATATTCTTCACCATTACAAAGATACTCATTGAGGTCTTTGTCTAGACGAGGAGGAGTATCTTCACCGCGGGAAGAATAGTAGAGAGGACCAGTAGTAGGCAGAGTTTCATTCTGCCAACCAGCATTTGTCCACAGAGCACTGATGTCACCACCGTCAATCAGTTCGGCAGCAGCATCATAGGAGTTGAAGTTCTCAACCAGTTTTACACCATTAAACTCAGGATAGCCATCCCAGTGACAATACACTGAGAGTACAGAATCGTCTGCGAGTTGAATACCAATGCGGGAACGGGTTGCCATAGGTGTTTTGTGGTTACATTAGAGGGACACTTTAAAGGCCCCCATTGTTTAATCAAAAATCGTAGTCAGTGTTAAGCAGAGTATCAAACGATTTATCATCGTATTGTTCATCAAACTCCTTAAACTCAGGGAGATCAAAGATTTCTCCAGGAGCATCAGCAATTTCGGACCAGAGTTCGTCGTACATAGTTAATTGAGTTACACTAAAGAAACAGTTTGAAGGCCCCCATTTAAGTTGTAAAACTTTCTACAACACCACTTTCAACATCTTCAGCAAGAGCAAAGGTTCGTGCTTTTACAATGTTCTCTCTGAGATTGGTGTAGTATTGTTCGTAAAAATTACCATCATCTTCAGCAGTAATGATGTCAAAACATTCATCATCATCTTCTGCGATTACATTCCACAGTCCACCATATTCTGAACTAGGAAAGGGAATGTAATGATCAACGATGTAAAGATACTTTGTCATTTGTTTGTGTAAATTACTCCTTAATTGTAATTGTTTTTGTCACCCTCGTCAAGGATGTTTTCGTCAGCAGATACAATAAATGCTGCTCCGATTGTGAGTAGAGAACCCAGTGCCATTCCAAGCAAGAAAGTCATACAAACTCCGCAAGATAATAGTCACAGGTTACTTCATACTTTGCTGCCTGTTCTTCAATATTTTTCCAATAGGCATCGTCTTCATTTTTAGACCTTTTCAGTTCTTGTTGAATGAAAAGTTCAATCGTTTCGTCACTCATTTGGATTTACCTTACACATAAACAACACTTTCAAGGCCCCCGTTGATTTATTTAATTAAAATTTTAGCGTCTTTTATATCTTGAATTTCTTGGTCATTCCAATGTCTTACAACTCCTGCGATAATAAAACAATTTGTAATCAGATAAGTGAGAAATATAAAAATCCTTATATGAGCAATGTTGTCTGCTTCCTTATCATTTTTACTTGCTTTCTCTCCCAGTGCTTTAGCAAGCAATCGGAATACAGTTTGTTTCCTTTTCGTACACGGATTGTCTTGTTTTGACATACTCTAATTCTTTCCACTGATTTGGATAACAAAGAACAAGTAATCGTTCGTTTCGGTGCAAACAGCACGCTTTGTAGTTTTCACAATTTTTAGGACGAACTGATACTTCTATTGTAACATACTCTTTGTCTTTGAAGTAGACCCAACCTTCAACACCTTTAGTCCACTTCACATAATCGTTAACCTGTGGTTCGTAACTCATAGAGTATCAGTCCCAAGATACATTTTGCAACAAGAAACCAGGCATTACCATTGACCACGCACCTTGTTGGTCAACACCACTTACTTTATAGTCCCACTTGTAGGCAAACTTATTATGACTATCCCAAGTCATAAAACCTTTCTCCTTATCAAACCACGATTTGATCGTCAGACCAAACTTGTTTGAGTAAATGTTGCGAGTGCGAAGTGCTCCACCAGTTTCACGGGTTTCTACCACTTTACAGGTGTCAAACTGTGTCTTCAAACTGACATCCAGTGCACAAGGAGTTTCATATGTAAAAGGACGATAAACCTTAGGTTTAGCAGGAACAGGTGCAGTTTGTGCAAACGCAGGAGCAGTCAGCAGAAGTGCAATAAGAAAGAATTTTTTCATTTGGTAATAATTTCCCAATGGTCATCACCTTCTTCTGGGATCCAAAAGAAGTATTTTTGATTGATAGAAGCAAGAAAGAGTTTTCCATCTTTTTTCTGCTCAACTTCACAACTATGAAGTTTATCCATCATATTAGCAAATCGGTTCTTTGCCTTTGATGATTTAGGTTGAACGTAAATAAACTCTTTTTTAGTCACTGTTTTAGTCATCTCAATTAAAGGACAATTTTAAGGCCCCCACATTAACCACCTTTTTCTTTTAGACTTCGCACCAAATACTCTGTAAATTGTGCCATTTTCTCTGGGTGTACCGTTGCTGGATTGGTATTGATTGCATCCTTAAGAGCAGTCATCTCATTCCATTCGTCATCCGTG